ATACTTTTTCAAGTATAACGTCTTTATTTACAATCTTACCATAGTTACTTGCAAGAATTTCAAGAATTCCTCCTTCTTTAATAGAAAGTCTTTTAATTTCTTTATCTTTATAATATAAAAGTCTCTGGGTTGGATCATACACACAATTTACAAACTTAATTTTATCATGTATTTTTACAGTTAATTTCTGAAGACTTGCAAAAGTTTTAATATAAGTATTAATGTTGTAAAAAGCATGTGATACTATTGCCACATAATCAATTTCATTAACTGATAAGCTCATGTAAATATCAACAGAACTATTTAAAGTTAATTCGCTTACTGAGATGCTTATTACTGGCACATAGGGGTTATTTTTCTTTATAAATTCTACAGCTTTCTTAAAATAAACAGTATTATTAGAAAGAATATATGCATCAACTTCACCCTTTTCAATATTATCAAAAAGTAAAGGTTCAATCATTGCATTTATGATTTGATAATTTAATTCTTTACCAATTTTATTAAAAATATTATAAAGATTAATGTTTTCTGTATTTATGACAATTTTCATATGTCTTTTGTTAAATGTATACTCAATATAATAAAAAACTTTGAATTAAAAAATTATTTTTCCTTTTAAAATGCTCATTCTATTATTCATTTTTATTATTCTTTATTTTTTCTTCAGCGTCCATTTTGTTTTTTAAGTTTTGAAGAACTGTAAAGTCTCCAAGTGTTGCAGTATGTTTAGGTGCAGCTTCAATTTTCTTTTGTATTTTTTCAACTACTTCAATTTCGTTTTGATTAAGAGCAGGACTTGATGTAAAAGATGAAAACATAGTAGCACGCTTCATCTTATTTATTTGGTATGTGATGTTACTATCTCCATTTAATAACTCTCTAGTAACAAGATTTAAAAGATCTTGTACACAACCATTACATACATAAGTAGTAGTCTTTTCTCCAGTGAACGCCATAACAGCACCATGTGTTATATGTTTAATCATAAAATGGTTTTCTTTTTTTGTTTCGATACCCTTTATATCATTTTGTATTTGTTGTACAAAATCATTTGAAAATTCATTAGAATTATGCATGCGGGTTAAAACAGTTCCAAAATCAATAATATCATGATAACAAACACTACATTTATGAATATTTTTTTTATCTTCAAATTCCCATACCTTTGTTACTTTATAAACAGGAAGATATGCAAGATGATTTGACATCTTCATACAATATTTCGATTTTTGTTTTTTCCATATTTTTATTTAAAAGTTTCAGTGATCTCAATTTTCCAACCTAAATATGTTTCCATAAACCATTGTAATGATTTATATTTTAAAGATGCAGGGTGAGCTGCTATTAAACCAATAAGAATTATTTCATCAAGTTTTGCTCCAGTTTCATCATCGAGATCAGTTGATGATACATGAAATAATTGTTGTGGTATTATTTCTTGTGTGAATTGATTAAATTCTTCCTGTGTCATATTCATACCTAGATAGTCTAATAGCGAGTAGCTAAATTAAAAATTAATAAAAATCCTATGATTCCAATAAAAAATCTTGAAAATCCATTCCATTCACCAACATATAAATTCCAGTTACATAAACCTAAAAAACTATAAGTTATAATTATTATAATTATAACTACTATTAAATCTTTAAAAAATTTTTTCATAATTATCGAATTTGTTTTATTAAATCACAATTTACAAACTTAACATATCTATGACACTGATCTGAAAGATTATGAAAATGAAGTTCTTTTTTTTCATTATCAATTGACATTAACACAATAATTTCATGTTTTGAATTCCAATAAGTATTACCAGCAACAAGTTTTGAAATTTCGATTATAGGAACAATAGGTTTTACTTCGTTTGTATTTTTCATATTTTAGTTTTTATAATTTTACATTAAAACGATCTTTCATTTTTTCTAAAGTTTCAGCGGGAACATTGTGAACATTTTTACCTTGATGCCTATTTTCTATTATAATTGTAAAAGTTGTATATCCATATTTTTCTGCAAGGTCAAAGTAAGGTTTCATTTCTTTTTCAGTAGTGAAAGTATTAGCGACATAAATAATTTCTTTACCCTTATACATATTTGCAGCAACTTCATTTTGACAATGTTGATGTGCTTTTCCAAGCTCTGAAGCGTTGAAAACATATTTACCATTAACCATGAAATAATCATCTGCTGAAAGTACAGGAGAAGTTAATGCAATAGTTTTTGCAAAAGTAGTTTTTCCAGAACCTGATCAAGGGAGCCCTCTCACCAAGACTAATGCTTGTGTAGAGAGGGCTCCTATTTTATTTAAATTGTTCATAATTTCAGTAGCAAGATTTATAATGATATCTCTCATGAGATTTATCTTTTAATTTATATGATATTCCAATCATTGATTCAAAATTTAGAAAATCTGTCATCATTAATAATGAAAATCTTCTTTTATCAAAAGATACTCCTACATCAAAAGAAACTTTTTTTATCCTATCAAGATCAATTACCTTATCATCTGATACAGTATTAAAAAAATAATTATAATTAATACCAAGATAAGGTTTTAATCCTTTAGTTTTATAAGATAATCCTAAACCACACTTTATATTATTTGTATTAAACTTACTCCCATCTCTGCCTTTAATATTACCATACCATACTTTACCATATACACCAACAGTTTTTGTAGTATAATTATAAAGTAATCCTGGACGTAAAAATACAGGTTCTAAAGTTACAAAAACTTGTGCATTTAATGATAATGAAATTAACGAAAATATCATTAACATTTTTATTTTTTTAATAAATTGAACTTTCATTTTTTATCTTTTTTATATTGTATTACATCTAATGGGTTAAAATATAAATCAATTTTTCTGTTGATATATAAGTTGCCTTCCTTATCTCTTTTTATGTTGAATACAAAATTATTTTGAATACTGCATCCATCATAATCCAAATCCTTTCTTACTCCAGTACCAATTAACATGTTATATGTTAATTTCTCATTTCCCTCCATTTCAATAACTACTTCTTTTGTTCTTCTATTATGAGAAGATTTTTTAGCCCAATATTGTCCACAGTAAGTAGCTGTATTAAATAATGTTTTCACTTCATCAACTGTATATCCGCATGAAAATACTTTAGTTTTATTTTTACAGAATTTTTCTATAAGTATTATTGTAATAGCTATACTAAATACTATACACAAAATTTTAATCCAAAGAGGTAGCATAATTTTTATAGTTTAAAATTAAAATTTAAATTACCAACTGAACCACATCAATACCCATTCTCCTCTAAAAGCTCCTAATTTTACTAAAACTTTATCTAAATTTTTATAGATATTTTCTTCATCCCAATTTTCATAGCATCCATCATAATCTTTATTAACATAATACTGTAAGCCCATATCATTTCCTCGGACATTGGCATCTATATATGCTCCAACTTCAGGATATTTTTTACGAAGCTGAATAACATCAAATAATTTAATAGTTTTTGTTTCCATTAGTCCCATCTTGAATTAAAGTGAAAATCTTTTCCAAATTCTTTAGTAAGAAGTTCAGAAAATTTCTCGGCAAATACTTCTTTGTGAGACATGGATTGGTTAAAATCTCCAACCCAATATTTATAATGCTTTGCATAATTGTCCCAATCCATAAGTTCTAAAGCTTCAAGTTGTTTACCAAAAACATCATTTTTACGAACCTTGAGATATACCCAGGCAAAGCCACAGGGATAAATCATAATATCTTCACCTGCAGTTTGAAAAGCATATTTTCTTGCTTCAATCCGGGCTTTTTCGAAAACATCTTTTATGTTATTCATAATTTTATATTATGTATAATATTTGATTAATAGTTAAATATAATAATAATTTCTGATAATAAAAAATATTTAATGAATTATTTTTAATAAAAATTTAATTATTTATTGAAGAAATTTAATTATTTTATTCTTTGTTTAGTCTAGAAAAAAACACAGAAGGATTAAGAATTTCTTCGTATGTTGGGGGAGGATTATCAACAAGAATTTTAATTCCTTTTTCTAATCCACATGTATCTAAAAAATTCTTTAGAAAATAAGAAGAATATAAATATTTATTATTAGAAAGTTTACTTGAATCTAATAATTCAATTTTTGTTTTAGGAATTTTAAAATCTTTAAGTAATAGAGATGGAGTTTCTTTTAAGTAATAAACAACATATTCGCATATGCCTTCTTCTATAAAATCAGCTCCAAAATATAATTCACTTGTACGAAACATACTTATAGCTCCATATCCCGGATGAACATAATGACCATTTTTATTTAACGTCATTACTAATTGATAAAAATATATATGTGTTAATTCATGAAATATAATGGCTTTAACGGTATGATCATTATATATTGCATTTTTTTGTTTGTATTTTGATAAGTTTTTAAATTCATACTCAATAAATTTTTCTTGATCAGTTATAACTATTTCATCGGGTATATAATATATACCTAATGCATCGTTATCATAATATGATAAATTTTCTGTATAAATACGCACTTCATATATAATATCAAATTTACTTTTATATTCATATTCAATTAACAATCTTTCTTTATTTTCATCAATAAACTTTATAATGCCTTCAGATGAAGGTTTACCTTGTTTATTATATAAGTTTGGTTCTTGTTGAGGTATTAAAAACAAAACTGCTATGAGAAAAATTCTTATCATTAGTGTAATTTAATTTTTAATATTCGGCGCAGAAGTTCCTATTTTTATATAAATTTGTAGTTTAAACCAAAATAATTAATTTTATTGACAAAAAGAAATAATTTAACACAAATTTAATAAAACTTTTTATATCTATTTTAATATAATACGCGCGTGCGTGCACGTGTCTGACTCAAGATCTATTTTCCTTGAGTCTCTAGTCTTTATTATATGGTTACTTGTAAATAAGTTTTGTACTTTAAGTTAAAGTTTTGTTAAATTTTTTAAAAATAAATATTAAAAAATATTTTTTTATTTCAATTATTTTTATTATATTTGAATTAAATAAAATGAAATGAAATATAGGATAAATGATATAAAACAAACACTAGAAATTGCCACAGATAGTAAAAAGTTGTTCTTAAGTGGTTATGCGATTATAGATGAAAAAGGACACTGTTTTATTATTGTATATGGAGAAGATAAACGAGATATTATATATGAATATTTAAATGAATGTAAATTTTGAAGAAACTTTGCTCTTAAAAAATATTATAAAAAATGGAAAAATTTAATAAAATAAAAGAAGATATTAAATCACAACTTGATACAATTGATTATCAAGGCGATTTAAGTGATATTGGAAATGAAATTGGAATTATATTAGGTCATTATATTCATGAAAATGAATTAGGATGGGAATTAAAAAGTTTCTTTGATGGTATAAAACATGGAATTTCATTAACAAACAGAACTCATTAAAAATGGAATGTTTTAAAAGATATGGAATGAAATTCATTCCCAAACATCAATATCGTACACTTCTTGAAGCAATTGAAGATGCTGCTATTATTAATAAAAAGTTTCAACAGATTCATAAAGTAGTACCTTATAAATGTACACTGTGCAATCAATTTCATTTAGGAAAAAACAAAACATTAATCGATCATAAAAAATAAAAACATGGAAGCACTTAAAATATTAGAATTTAGAAAAATCGATGGAACTCCTATTGAAAACGTAGAAAAGTATGTAAAAAATTGGACTATAGAAAATCCTTATGGAAAAGTTCTTATTGGATGTGACTCACAAGTTCATGGACGTAGAATCAAATATTCTGTTATAATAGTGATGCACTATATAGATGTAATGAAAATAGGTCATGGATGTCATTTACTTATATGTGATATTTGGGAAAAAAGAGTTGCAAAAACTCAAATTGAAGAAATACCTTCAAAACTTTGGAAAGAAGCGCAATATGCTTTACAAACTGCTGAACTACTTGATGGAAAAGATGAATATTTTAAGAAAAAAATAGAAATTCATTTAGACTTTAATAGTGTAGAAAAATTTAAATCTAATATGATGTACTCATCAGGAATGGGTTTAATTCAATCTGCTGGTTATTTTGTATTAGGAAAGCCCTTTGCACAAATAGCTTCAAATTGTGCAGATCATTTTTGTAGATAATTTTCAAATTCATTATAATTTTTATCAATAATCATGATATATTTAAAGCCATTAGTAATAGTGGCTTTTCATTAAAAATGAATTAATATGAAAGAATATATTTTATGTGCAGCTATTTGGTATAAAGATTTTCAACTTAAAACACCTATAGATTCGAATACTTTACCAGTTAACTGTGATAAAGGAATGGTGTTTTGTGGTTATAGACATATTCAATGTATGCGTTCAATGACATCTATTTCTGGTATATGGGCAAAAAAAGATTTGATAGGTGAATATGAACAAGGATTTTTGACTTCTAAGAATCGATTTGTTGATAGAATAGAAGGTGCTAAAATAGCATTTGATGCAAATCAAATTAATTCCCAAATACATGTTTTATATAGTGAAGATTTATATTAGAAGAAGAATGTTTTAAAAGATAAATATAAAAAACAAATTATGAAAAAAATTATTAAATTTTTAAAAAACTGGTTTGAGAAAAATGGTTTAATAAAAATCCTTATCTCATTCATAATCTTAGTATTATTTATTTCATTATATCGAAAAAACCCCGATATAAAATTCCTAAATGTAATGACCTTTATTGTTGGTGGTTATATTGTATTAACTGCATTAATTTTTATAACTGCTGGATTTGTTAATATGTTTAATGATATTAAAGAAAAAATAGAGGAAAACGATTAAATGATCTCTATTATTTTTTTAATTTTATCTGCAGTTTTTAACGCATGTATGGATGTATTAAGAACTCGTTATTCAATTTCAATTTTTTCTAAATGGAAGAATCAAAATTGGGTGAATCCTGGGTTATCATGGCCCAATAAATGGAAACCCGAATCAAAATTTGGAGATTTAATAATGTCTACTGTTTTAGTTTGGATTACAGATTTTTGGCATCTTTGCAAAATGTTGATGTTATTATCTTTAATGTTTGCAATTGTATTTTATGCACCTTTTATTAATTGGTGGGCAGATTTGTTAATACTTTATTGTTCATTTACAATTCCATTTGAATTATTTTTTAGTAAAATTCTTATAAAACCATGAAAAAATTTATTCTTATTTTAGTATTAGTGTTATTAACAATATCTTGTAATAAGTATATTGTGAGTAATGTATATGAAAAAACTTATATAGACGATGTAATTGCAAGAGTTGATGTTCAAAATCAACTAAAAGTTTATGAAATGGATTCAATCCCAACAAGTCAATGGATGGAAAACACTATTAAAAGTGATACAACTCGTATTGAACAAAGAATACTTCGAAAAATTGTTGATAAAAATACAAATTATCAGTTTATATTTTCCATGTATGTGTATCCGTCATCTTTATATTATCAATTTGTTATACGATATCGCGGAAAAAAATGAAATTCTTACATTTTTGGATGATTAATCTAATTTGAAAATAAGTAGCATAAAGTTTTTTATTTGTCAGAAATTATTGTTATATTTAACTATACAATTAACAATAATATGAAACATTCATTAGATTTAGAAAGATTAAATTGGCTTACAGATAGAACTAATCGTTCTAATAATCAAACTCAATTTCTTTTTGATTTAGTAGATGGTGATTTCGAAAAATTAAAAACCTTAGAAACACAAATAAAGAATTGTTTCCTTTTTTATTGTCCCGGTGATAAAGATGAAGTTGATAAAGTGTTAAAAATGGAACCTAAAGATGATAGTTTTTCATTATAAAAAATCTCTTAATGACAAAAAATGATTGTAAGATTTTAGTAAATGAATTAAGAAATAACATTTCTTATTCTGATATTGATACCTCAGTTTTATTCGGTTGTGGTCTTGATGATTTTCCTAAAGGAAAAATCATAAGAAAAGAAGCGTTACTAATGCACTTAAGATGGCAATGTCTATTTTTAAATGGTGGAATTGATGAAGAAGAATTATGCACTATTCTTCAGATTTTTAAGGAAAAACGAATAATAATGGTGTAATTATGTACAAATTTCAGAAGGTACAACTTAATTGGAAAGGTATCCAAATTGATTATGATTGGATGCTTGTGCTTGAGTCTTTAGATGAATTGATAAATTATCATCAAGGAACTATGAAAGCTCAGATTCGTCCAGCTTGGAATAATTTAGATGAAGTACATGCAGGTAAATCTCATATAAGTACTAATTTAGGCATGATGATAAATTTTTCTGCTGAAGCGATGGATGGAAGAAAAAGTTTACTTGAATTAACTGCTATTGTAGGTGGAAAGATATTTGAAGCTAAAGCTCATGGAATAATTAACACTGGAAAAATTTACATAAATAAAAAAGGTGGATGTTTTCCCCATAGTAAAGATTTAACTATTTTAGATGAAATGTTAATTGATAAATTGATTTTCCCTCAATATACACTTGAAGATATTGATATACAAAAATGGCAAGGTGGAAAACATTGGTACGCATATATTGGAGGTAACGAAGTTGAAGTTGATGGCGTAAATAAATGGAGTACACCTGAATTAGCTAAAGAAAAAGCCAAATCAGCTTTGTATAGATTACAACAAGAACAATATCATATAAAAGGACAAAAAATACAATAATATGTACACAGCACAAGAAATTTGTACTGCTTTGAATATCGATTATTCACAAGTATTAAACATTTATCCTTATGGGTCACGTGTCTATGGTTCTGTGAATGAATTTTCTTACCTGAAGATAAAATAGTTCAAAAGAAAATGAACTTCTCTCTTGCCAAGTTGGATAAGAAAGAAATGGCAAAGAAACTTATTACTCTTGCTTCTGCAAGTTGGCATAATGCAGTATTATCCCATAAAGATAATAACATTTTATTTGCAAAGAAAAACATTTATCATGCAATACGTATTCTTGATTTTGGAATACAAATTAAAAATAATGATAAAATTGTAAATTATGAAAGTTTGAATGAATTTAAGAAAAAATTAGATATTAGGTCAGCAGATTTTCATGTTAAAGATTATTTTCATCTATTTTTAGAATTAAGTCAAGAATTAAAAAAATGAACTATAAATTAACATATAAAGACGCACTGAAAATGTGTGAAGCGTACAAAAACTTCAATTTCTTTAAGACTGAACATATGTTTGGAGGTTACAGAGTAACCACATTTAATTATTTCTTATGTGATTATAATATGTTCATGAAGCCTTTAGTAGATGAACCTGAAATTAACGCACTTGATATGAGAGGTGTTACTTTTGTGTTCAATGAAGATGGAACTTTGTACAAAAGATTCTTGATGCTTAAGAAATTTTTCAATCTTAATCAGGTTGTTGATACTCAGTATGATGTTTTGAAAGACAAGAAGATTGATTTTGTTACTAACAAAGAAGATGGTTCTTTGATTGCTTTTATGGATTTACCTGATGGAACTGTGTTTGCAAAAACTCAGGGTGGGTTTACTAACGAACAGTCTGTAGAAGCCATGAAACTTTACGAAACACAAGCAGGCGTTAGAAATTTTGTTGATCATGCATTGCACACAGGATTCACTCCTTTGTTTGAATATGTTTCTTATGATAATCGTATTGTTCTTAAGTACATCAATAAAGAACTTCGCTTAATAGGCATGCGCGACAATGATAATGGTCAATTCTTTTCTACCGTATATATGTATAAACTTAAGGAAAGTTTTAATCTTGATGTTGCAATTAAAGAAATTAAGTTTGAATCATTAGATGAAATCATAGAATTAATGAAAACTGCAACTAATATAGAAGGAGTTGTAGTTCATTTTATAGATAATCAAATGATTAAAATAAAATCTAAATGGTACTGTAACCTTCATGATATTCGTACTGTAAATATCTTCAGAGAAAATTTCGTTATTCGTCATTTACTTGAAGAAACTTTAGATGATGTTACTCAAGAATTAAATATGACTGATGATGCTGATGCATTTAAATTTATTGATAATGTTAAAGTAGCAGTTATTAATTGGATTAATTATATTGATAAATGTGTAAATTTTTTAATCAAAGAATATGAAAAAATTGGAGATTGGAAAGAATATGCAACTATAAATCATAAAAAAGCATTTTTTGGATTAGCAAAAACTAAAATTCAACAACCAGAACTTTATATTAAAAGAAAAATATTATATATGCTAAACGCATCAAAGCATTTAATGGAAGCTAAAAAAATAATAGAAAAATATAAAAATGAAATTTGAATAAATAAAATAAAAATGAGAGCTAAAACAGTTAATGAAATTCCTACATTTATAGAACTTTACAATATATGCCCTATTGAAATTAAGGATATTTTAAATAAAGCTAAAATTACTCCGCAGACAGCAACATGGCATCCAGAAGCACCCAATGAAATTGTTCCTCATAATGTATATGCTCATATAAAAATTGTATATAATAGAGCAAAAAAATATGGTGATTTAAATCTTATGCTAGCAGCTTTTTTTCATGACCTTGGAAAAACTCAGGTTACAACTAAACACCATTCTATTCCAGATAAATGGTCTGCAAAAATGCATGAGCATGTTTCAGCACGTTTAGTTGAAAAATATCGTGATTGGATTGAAAGTTTAGGGGGTGATTTCGATATTGTTTATTATATTGTTAAAGAACATATGCGTGCTAAACAATTAAATCACATGCGACCAGTAAAACAAGAAGCTATTCGTCAACATAAGTATTATGATTTATTGCATCAATTTACTAAATTAGATGATATGAAAACTCCTTATTTAAATGAATTTAACAAATGAACAACTTAGTCTCCTTTTCCGTTGTGTGGGTGGGGGCCCAATTGATAAAGCAAAGATAATTGTCTTTGGCAATGAACTTGGAACAAGCGAAGCCGGCGGTAATACACAAACTACAATCGAACATTTTCAACATGACTGGACATCAAATCCTGTTCTTCCTGTTGGAGAAGGTTTTGTAACACTTAAATTTGGAGTACTTCCTGTAAATAGTGTCTTTCTTCAATTCATTAGTCGTATGGCGCTCGCAATTAGACATAAAGAAGATCGTTTTTTTGACTCATTGACATTTGAAGGTAGAGCATTTTTAAACAACTATATCATGAATGAGCTTTATCGTACAGATACTGCTGTTCTTAACCTGAAACCACTTCCCCAAACTTCAGAAAAGCACTGGGATTACACAAATGTTAATGAGGATGGATACCATAATCTCTTTAATTTCAATCTTCGTCGATCACAGGAGAACTCTTGGAAGAACTTGAGACTATCTGTTATGAAATTTGCATTCGAGATGGCGCAAAACGCATTAATTCTTGGGTCAGGAGATAAAAAAAACAAAAGAGCATTTCTACAATTAATGTACAATAATAATATTCAATTTGATGATGTAATACTGGAAAATGGACTAGAAATATATGTATCAAAAAAACCTAAAATAATTTTATCAAATTACTATAGCCCATATAGTTTAGGTTTAGATGGATTAAAACAAATTTATCATTATATTATTAAAAATGAAATGTTATAATGTTAAATATATTTTACAAAAAGATATAAATTTGTAAATTGTATTTTACATTATGAAAAAGAGTCAGTATATTGACTCTTTTTGCGTTTTATAAATTTTATTTTGTTTATTTTAATTAAAGAATATATAAAATAAAATATATAAATTTCATGAAATTTTCGAGTTTTTCGAGATCTACAGAAGATTTAACAATTACATTACAAAATGATATTCCTATAGAAAATGTAGGAACTATCAAATATTATCAAGATAATGCGAGTGGTATATTTTCAAAAAAAGAATTTCGTTGGTCATTTAATAATGAGTATTGGTCTTCTTGGCAAACTTTAACTCAAGTCGCGTTAACTGCGATTGATACTTATGTTAATTACTATTTCTTTTTACAGATTAGATACACATTAACTGCAGTTGGTTCTGGAACTGTTACAACATTTGAGTTAAATTATCTTAATGGTACAGCAGTTGCGGTTACACCAAGAATTCTTACAGAAGATATTCAACATCTTGATGCTTCAGCGGTTCTTATTCACGATATTCTTCAAACATATGAAGTTGTTACAATTAGAGATGCTAGTTTATTAAATGGATATTCTGGTAATTATTATTTAGATCGTCAACATCATGTAGGACATCAAACAATTAGTTCAATTACAGGATTACAAGCAATATTAGATAATACTGCTACTGTGGGTGCTTATGTTAAAGAAGCTTCTCTTGGAACTGATTTTACTTGGGTTAATGGTTTATTAGATGTGAGTGTTACAAGTGGTTATTCAACTACTTATATTGATGGTTCGTTAAATGCAAAAACAGACTTTACCTATACAGTTAAGCAAGATGTAAGTATTGGATTAAAAGCAGATAAAACTTATGTTGATACATCACTTAATAATTTAGGAATTAAAGATGCAAATATTGACACTTCATTAAATGCTTTATGGGTTAAAGAAGGAAATCAAGATTCTTCATTACTTCTTTATGTTAAAAAAGCTGGAGACACGATGACAGGAAATCTAACTATTAACTCTTCTCTCTTTGTTAATGGTAATGTTGGTATAGGTACTAATTCACCAACTAAAACTCTTGATGTTTCTGGTAACTTCCATACAACAGGAAATGCTCGTATTGATAGTTCATTAGGTGTTAAAACAGCATATATTTATACAGATGCAACATCTGGATATGCTACATTATTAGATATTCGTTCAAATAATGGAACAGCATTATCTGGCGGAGATACTAATTTTACTGGAACTTTAGGAACATTAAAACTAAGAACTTATAATATTGGAACCACCATCCCTAGTATAAGAGGTTCAGCTTTCTTTCAAGATACTGGTGGTTTAATGTTTTTAACACAAGCAAATAATGAATCTATATTTTTCGGCACAAATTATAATTATTTAGCACCACAAATGGTTCTTAATAGTGCAGGTAAATTAGGTGTGGGTGGAATTCAAAATCCTTCTACTTATCTTGATGTTTCTGGTAACTTCCATACAACAGGTGCTGCTTGGTTTGATGGTTCATTAAATATAAAAAATCAAAGAATAATAGGAATAGCAAATCCTATTGATTCTTCAGATGCAGTCAACAAGTACTATGTAGATAGTTCGTTTGGATTAAAAATTGATGTTGATACATCATTAAATTCTATATGGACTAAGTTTACTAATATAGATGCTTCATTAAATTTAAAAACTGATTATACTTATACTTTCAAACAAGATGCTAGTATAGCACTTAAAACTAATTTCACATATAGTCTTATTCAAGATGCTAGTATAGCACTTAAAACTAATTTCACATATAGTCTTATTCAAGATGCTAGTATAGCACTTAAAGCAGATAAAAGTTATGTAGATGCTTCTTTAGTTAATATAAGAATACAAATGGATAGTTCTTTTGCAGCAAATGAATTATGGATGATAGTTTATGCCGTTTCATTATAAATAAATATATAAATAAAATAATAATAAAAAATGTCTAAAATTAGAATAAATAATTATACTTTTAACAAAACCGCAAAAACGATATCTTTTACAGATTATAAAACTATTAGTCTTGATGGTTTATTGCTTATAACTAATGTAACTTCTAATATAATAATTTATAATTTTGCTTCTCCGGCTTTAGGAGGATCTGTATCTGGAAATACTTTAACATTGAATTATGATACTTCTTCAATGTCAAATACAGATAAATTACAAATTTTATATGATGATCCAAATACAAATTCAGCAACAGATGAATCTATTTTATTATTAAGAAGAATAGTAAAGGAACTTGAATCAAGTGCTACAGTTGATAGAGCTAATAGACAAAGAGTTGTGATTGATGGTTATAAATCTGATATTGCGGGTAACACTATTGATTGTCTAGGAGCAGTATTAACGGGGTCTAATGTAGGATTAGCGGGGCAAAGTGCTCAAATTGCACCTCCCTATAATAGTTTAGGTTCTCCCTGGTTTAATTATACTTGGGAAGGGCCAGTAGATCAAAGATTTAGAGTAGCAGAAGATAGCCATATAAGTTATCAATTAGGTATAAGATCTCATTTAACATTTTCTTAAAAGATAAATAAATAAAATAATTATATTATGTCAGTAGCTAATAATTTAAAAAAACAAATAGACCTTCCAGTATGGGAATGGTGCAGATTTACTCCAGTTGTATCATCTACAGCTCTTTCTCTTTGCTCAGATGAATCTAGTGGAGGAAGATATATTTATTATATAGGCACAACCTGTTGGAGATATGATACTTGGACAGATGGCTGGCAGCAAATAGCAACACATAATGGTACGTTATCAGCAGTTGGTGCAACTCGTTATTCAGTATATGGAGGTTATAGAGGAAGAGCAATAAGCGCAACATCAACAACTCTTACATTAGCAGGTCTTCAGGGGCAAAAGCTTCTTGGCAAAACTATTAGAATTACTCAAGGAAAGGGTGCGGGTCAAGAAAGAGTTATTAGAAGTGTTAGCGAACCGATTATAGTAGAATATGGTATTGCAAGTATAGCTTCAGCCACAGCTATTACTGATGCTCAAACTATACCAAAAAAATGGAAAATAAATCAGTGGGCAGGTTATCAATGCAGATTAGTATTTGGAACAGGAGCTTCTCAAATTCGTAAAATTTTATATAATGATACTAATACTTTAACTTTTTCAGATACTAACTGGCAAGCATATGATTCATGGAATAATACAGGTTTTTCTGTTCTTACTCCTTATGCAGCTCCTGTAGCTACTGTGGCCTCAGTTAGTAATTATTATATTGAATATAGTACTATTACAGTTGATGAATGGACTACTACTCCAGATTTATCTTCAAGATATATGATTTTATCTGGTGGTATATGGTTTTTACATGGAAAAACTTTAGCTCAGGGTTCTGCATCATTACAATATTATGATGTGCTTTCAGATACTTGGCAAACCAAAACATGTCCTGGCGGAATGTTTCCAGTACTTGCTCAATCAGATGTGACAATAGAAAGAATTGGAGAAATATCTGGGTCTTTTGCTACAGGAAATTTAACTAGTGCTAGTTATGATCCTAATACAAGAAAAATTACAGATACCAGTGCAAATTTTGTTATAGATAGATATGCAAATTTCCAATTAAGAATCGTTAATTCATCGACTGGCATAGAAATGAGACGTAGAATTTTAGGAAATACTTCAACTAATATTTTTCTTGATAAGCCAGTTGATGTATCTGTACATAACGCAACATATTCTATTTATGGAGATACTAATGCTATATGGACGACTGGTAATTCTCAATCTTCTATGTATAAATACATGATTGAAGAAGATCTTTGGACTGATAGTCAAAATTCTGATTCAGGTGTTGTGAAAAATATGTCTGCTGGTAGAATAGGTAGAATGGCTTATGGTGTAGCATCAGTTACAGTTAATGCTTCATCTTTAACAGGAGTAAATTCAACTCCTACGGTTGCTGGAACAGGATATAAAGTTGGAGATATTTGTAACGTTTCAACCGGTACTACAGGTAATGCAGGAAAGATACGTGTAGTTAATATTAATCCTTCAAATGGTGCAGTAACTGCATTAGAATTATATGCTCCAGGAAATACTGGAACATATACTATTGCTGCAGGGAAAACAACAGTTAACTTAATACCTGCTTCGGGTGGTGGTAGTGGTCTTCAAGTACAATGCACATCTGCAGGTGCTACTTTATATGCTACAACATCAATGAATCATGATTTGATTGTTGAAGATACTGTATTATTTGCAGGGGCATCTGTAAGTGCTTGGAATGTATCAACTAATGTTATTGCTTGTGATGCACTTACAACATATTATAGTTATGTTCCTACAGGTGCTTTGGGTCTTATAGCTCCAGTTGCTGCATCTACAAATGTAACTACAGCAATAATTGATTCGGAAAAAATATGGACTGTCGATGAACATGCAGGAAAACTTGTAACTCTTTGGCCCGCAGGACAAAATCCTTTACCTGTTTCATTTACAAGAAAAATTATTTCAAACAGTTCTACAGGATTAAATCTCTTGGGGGGTTTATTTGCAGCAGGAACAACTGGTACTTCAAGATATCTTATACACGATCCTAATTTCTTTGGTAAAGAAGATCAAACTAAAGTAGCAGGGCAAGAACCAGATGGTTGGGCATGTTGTGGTTATGTAAGTTCTACTAATTCAACTCTTGTTGATAATACTAAATCTTGGATTCCAGGTCAATGGAATGGTTATAAGATGAGAGTTTTATGTGGAACAGGATTTAATATGGGAGAAGTTTCTATTGCCTATAATGATGCATCTTCTTTAACTATTTCTTCATCTACTTTTACTCCAGATACAACTACTAAATATAGAATAGAAGATACTTATGGAATGATAACAAGTGGAGCTTCTGCTACTGTAATTACAGATGCTGCTAAAAACTGGTCAGTAAATCAATGGGCAGGAAAATCTATTAGATTATGGCTTTCAGCAAACTCAACAGCAACTAATGTTCCTGTTGAAGTTATTGCAACAGCCAATACTGCTACTACAATAACCTATGCTACAACAACTACACTAAATGATCCAAGTAATGGATATACAATTCTTTCTCCACCCATAAGAAATATAGGAATGCAAGCAATGTGGAATTATGGTTCAAGTGATACAAGTACTAAAGGAAAATACTTATATGTTCCAAGAGGTGGTACTACAGTTACAGTAGGTACAAACTTATTAGATAGATATGATATTATTCATGATAAATGGGATCTTAGTCTTGTAACTAATCCTGAATTTGAACTACAAACACTTGGTTCTCAGTGGGCTTACGATGGAAAAGATAAAATATATTGGACTGCTTCAGGCGCACAATCAACAAGAGTTAATGCAATAGATATTAATACATTTTCAATGGATCCTGCAGGAATACATCCTTATGCTAATGCTGTAGCAGTTCAAGGAAATAGAATGGAAATAATAACTACAGTGGACGGATTAATGTACTTATATTTAATAAGAGTTGCAGGATCTGAAATGTTTAGAACATTATTGTGGTGGCAATATATTACTTAAAATTAATTATGAAAGCACTAAGATCTTAGTGCTTTTTGTTTATATAATATACAAATAACATATAATGGATATTAAACAATTAGAAAGTCAAATAGAAGAATTTAGAATTAATTTTTTAGGAGAAAAAACGTGGATTTGGAGAAAAGGTCAAAAGGAAGCTATAATTGAAATTATAAATGCATATCAAAATAATATTAAAACAGTTATATTTGACGCGCCAGTTGGCTCAGGAAAAAGTTGTGTAGCAATGTGTGCATCGTGGATATTTAATCAATTGAATAAAAAATGTTATATTCTTGCGTCAGATCTTTCTTTGCAAGAGCAATATGAAAAAGATTTTGTAAAATTTAATATAAATTGGGGCTCTATTAAAGGAATAGATAACTATATTTGTATAGATAACATGGAGAAAAATTCATTAGGCACATGTCGTATAAGAAATAAACTAGCAAAAAGTATGTATTGTTATAATGATTGCCCATATTATACAGCAAGAGATAATGCATCAAAAACATCTACTTCTTTATTAAATTACGCATATTGGTTAATATCACAAAATTATGTAAATTCATCATTAAGTGATCCTATTTTTCCTCCAAGAGATGTAACATTTTGTGATGAGGGACATAAAATTCTTGATATTGTTCAAAATCATTATTCACCTCGATTTGATTCTAAAACACTTGAAAAATTAGAAAAACTTACTCATTTTTTTGCTCTTTATAAGTTAAATGATCATACTAAAGATTTAAGTGCTATTAAAGGTGATCTTGAACAATTATTTAAAACAGAAGATCAAGATAAACTTCATCAAATTTTAACATCTATAAAAAATAATCTTCAATTTAATTATCGTAAAACATGGGAAAGATTCAAAGAAAAGGTTAAAGAACAATATCCTCATGATGATCCACCAAAAGAATGGAAAGAAGCTCTTCGTTTATGTGATTGGGTTAAAGATTTACATTGTAAAGTAGACGATTATAATGATATTATAGAAAAAACTTCAACACGAAATATTGTAAAAAATCCAACTGGTGAAAATGAATTAACATTTAATTGTTTAGAAGAATCTTATATGATGCATAAATATTTTCATCAATGGGCCGGATTTACTGTATTAATGAGTGCTACATTTGCAGATCCTTCAAAATATATACAAAGTATTGCATTAAAAAACGCGAAATATATTAAAATAGATAGCCAATTTAACTTTGAAAAATCACCTATTTATTTTTATAATAAAAAGAGAATGACTTATAATCAAATAGCGAGCAATCTTCCCTGGTTATATGAAACTATTGATGATATTTTAGATAAACATAAAAATGAAAGCGGAATAATACATACAGCTTCTTATGATCTTGCATTAAAAATACATGATGGTATGTCCAAAAAACATAAACGAAGAATTTTAGTTTATAGTGGAACTGAAGAAAAACGTCAAGTACTAGAAATGTTGAAAATAAACAAAAATAAAGTACTTATGGGACCGAGCTTAAGAACAGGTTTATCCTTAGATAATGAATGGGCAAGATTTGCGGTCATAGCAAAAATTCCATACCCTAGTTTAGCTGATAAATTTGTTGAAGCTAAGCTTAAAATATCATCTGACTGGTATAGAGAAAAAACTATATTGGAAATTTTACAATCTGTAGGAAGAACTGTGCGTAATGAAAATGATTGGTGTATTACATATATTTTAGACGCGTGTTTAGGTGATTTAATTCATAATAACAGAAAAGCTTTTCCTGTAGAATTTATGTCAAGACTTCGAATTGTGGAGTAAGATAAGCAAGTTTGTTAAATATTAATAAATTATTCTCAGATATGTTAAACGCTATATGTATTAAATATACGTTTAATGGAAAAAATAAAGTTTATCATCCAGATTTTTATATACCATCTTTAAATCTTATAGTAGAAATTAAAAATTCTTACCTTGCAGAAAAAGATAAAGAACAAATAGAATTAAAAAAACAAGCTTCAATTAATAGTGGGTTTAAGTATATAATGATTATTAATAAAAACTATACGCAATTTATAAATGAATATATAAATTAAAAAAAAAATGGCTTTACATCAACATTATAATAATGAAGACATACTTGTAAGAGCTGTGATAGGGGGGATCCTGAATATATTAAATAACAAAATTACCTATGAACAAGTATGGAGCAATGAAGATATAGAAAAAATAGAAGTGCCCTGGTTTTATAATATGAGCGGAGACCTCCGTTTTATGCAAGATTTCTACACACATTATGCAGAATGTTTATCGCCAAAGGGTATAGATGGTAATTTTGACATGATCCCTCGTGGTATTATTACATACGCAGGATCAACAGTTGATTCAGCCAGAATAACTTCAAGAATGGTACAAGGAAATTTTTACAAAGAAATAAACGGTCAACTTCAAACTTATCGATCATTTTTATATTCAATACCATTAAATATTAATTTTAATTGTGAAATGTGGATTGATACACAAGTAACTTCATTAAAAATTGAACAAATAATTCGTGAAATATTTTATAAAACGGTTACATTTTATGTTTATTTTAAAGGAATGAGACTTGGATGTACTGTAGGATTTCCTGAAGATATAACATTAGAAAAAAACATTCAATATTCATTTGAATCTGAAAATAAAATAAAAATTACATTTACTTTACAGGTTGAAGCATATCAACCAGTGTTTGATCCAACTACAGAAGTTAACGCAAATGATAATATGACAGGATTAGGTCTTCGTATTATTGATGCAGCTCAACCAAAAAATGATGGGAATATTATATTAACTACTCCTACTAATCCTTCAAATGATTTAATTATACCTAAAGGTTATCCATTATTATTAGAATGGGAATACACTGATGAAAATGCAATAATTAACAAAGTAGATATTTTATGGTCAAATTCTGGTGAAAATGTTAGAAATGTAGTTCAAAAAGGAGTTTTTAATAATGAATATTATATATGGAACATTCCAGAATCTTTTACTACATATAAACACCCTGCAATTATTTGGCCAGATGATACAAGTGTTAATATTTATCGTGATCCAATTATTAAAATTCTCCCCGATGTATGCACGGGATTAATTAGTACTTCATCATTTACAATAGTGGATAGCGGATATTTCATATCATCAAATCCTGATGCATCGGTAAATGTTATACTAGAAATGAAAAATACAAGTAATCAGGTGTTTTATTCGGGTGATGCTTCTTTATATTTTAATTTATTAGGAAATAAAATTAATGAAACAACGCCAGTTACTTTGCCGTATGGAAATATATTATTTCCAGGAACTATAGATTATAAAATTGTTGATATATATGTGGTTAATTCAGTAACAGCTTATGACGATGCACTAGTTTTAACTGACACTGCTGGTGCGTTTGGAGTTATACGGAATGTTACAATTATATAAAAATGGCCAAAAATTTCAAAATACAATAAATATATAATATAAATCAAAATAATTAAATTTTATGATAACAAGGATTAATAACTTGAAAGAACAAACAACAGTTGTTGAAGTAAAGGCATTATGCGAAAATACTATATCGCTTATATCATCTTCTATTTATAATGGAGTTACACCAGATGCACAATTAGAAATTGAGCGTGTATCTTTAACAAATCTCTTTGAAGAATTAAAAAAATATAGTGATGATGTTTTAATTAAAGAATGGCTTAATAACCAACAAAGAGTATACTTCGTTAAACATTTAGGCGTAAGAAAAGCTGTTAATACTTTAATGGAAAAAGAAGCTAAATTTAATTTCACCCTTTCTGAAATTCTTGAAAGTTTTCGTAATAAGTTAGAAAATACTCCTGAAGTATTATTATATGAAGCTTTTATATCAGCTATATCTGGATTTAATTATCTTCCAACTGTTAATACTGAGTTAAATGCTATTACAAGCAAAGTATCTCAATATAAAAATGATGTTGATATTTCCAAAATTATTGAAATAATGAAGGAAACGCGTAGTAATTATCTTCTTCCTCTCATTGAAGATGTTGTTGATAATTATTTAAATAATAAAAATGAACAAAATAAAAGTTTTCTTAAAGAAACTTTAGTTAAGTTCAGTTACGATCCATTTATTAGAGATATTATTAATATAGTATCTTTGGATGCAACTCAACTTCAATTAGAATACGCAAATGCAGAATGTGATATAACTGAAAAACTTTTTTCGCCTATTCTTTATTTAGGTGAAAATGAAGCACTGTTTAATGTTAAAGGAACTTATTATGTTAAAAAGGGCAATAATATAAATAAAATTAAAAAAGAAAATATTTTAAATCTTAATGAATCTTTTAAGAATCTTTGCGAAGTTATAAATCTTCCAAGTGTTGAAGTTACTAAAAAAGACATAAAAGTTTATGTTGGTGATGATAATGCTATTTTAAATGAAAATGAAACCTATGTTAATGGTAGTCTTTTTACTAAGAATCAAATTAATGAATCTGCTGAAGTTGCAAAATGGGGTGGTAATGCTGAATTTTTTAATATTCTAAATATATTAAGAGAAAACTTTGATGAAATAGCAGAACTTGATTTTGTTAAAAGAGTTGAACTTAAAGAAAATGGAAATTATGCTGCTGATGTATTTAAACTAAGAGATAACATTTTTATTACAACTTTTGATCCTCTTAATAACAAAGCTACGTTTTATCGTAACATTAATCCTATTCAAGCAGAAAAGATTATGATGGAACATATGAGATTTGATGTATCTAAAACATTCGAAGATATTCTTCCTAATAAAGAAAAAATCTTGGCTGAAATTGATGAAGCTAAAAAAGAATATTCTGATTACATTAAACTATTAGAAGAAAGAATTGAACAATTCTTAAATGAAGTTTCTCCTACAACAGAAGGAGTTATATCTGCTCTTCAAGAAGAATTAAATGATGTTAAAAATGATTACAAAAATTACATTAATGAAGTTGAACAATACATTAATGTAAGTGAAAATTTAAATATTACAGTTCAGGATGATACATCAGGAAAATCTTATACAGTTGTAGTTCCTACTGGAGCCATGGCAGCAAAAGGTGAAGAAGGAACGGGTGAAGTTGGATCTGGCGCAGAAGGCGATGAATTTGGAACAGAAGTAGGAATGTTAAATTTACCATCTCCTGATACTACAGGTGGCGCAAGTTCAGCAGTTACTTTTGATGATGACCAAACAGAACTTTTAAGCGATCAACCATCAGACGATCAGGATAAAGTTGAGTTGGGTGCAGATGATATTGAAGCTTATGCTGATAAAGTTGATGCAGAAGCCGAATTAGAAAAACCTGAAGAAACACCTGCTGAGGGTGGCGAAATTGCACCAGGTGCTGAAGTACCTCAAGGGGGTGAAGATCCAGAATTAGCTCCAGAATTAGGTGCAAATGGCGAAGACGATACAGCTGAATTAGATCTTGGACTAAAAACGCCAGGAGAAGGTGAAGAAGCACCACCTGAAGGTGAAGAAGCACCACCTGAAGGCGTACAATCACCTTCAGAAGAAGTGCCAGGAGAAGAAAAGAAAAAAGAAGAAGCCGTTGGTGCTCCTGAAAAGAATCTCGAAAGAACAAACTTTGAAAAAGATAAAAATCCTGGTGATTTAGATCAACCTAAAAAAATCAAAAAAGTATTTCTTAAAAGACCAAAAAAATCATAAATTATGAATATAGAACTTTTACCACGAGAAATTTTAATTTTAAAAGAGGCTATTACTAACATAGACTATACATATTCTCAATTTGATGAATTTGAAGTTCATCTATTATTAGAAAAACTTATTGAAAAAAAAGTAATTGAAGCAAATGAATCTATTAATGAAGATATTCAAATATTAGATAAAGTTCATTATAATAAAGACCATGGATATGTTACAGGAGAAATTGAGGGAAAATTAGTCGTAATGGTTCAGGGAAGTACATTTTTAGTTGATCCTAAAGATCTTAAAGAATGGAATAAAAAACCTGATTTGGTTACAGTTCCTCATATGAAATTTGACGAAGAAACACAAAAACTTTTATTTGAACAATTTGTTAGATGTGGAGTTTATCACGGAAATGTTCCTATTAAAATGAATGATTGTTATGTTAGATATAATCAATGGGAAAAAGCTACACCTGATCAACAGATTAAAGTTCTTATTGAAGGCAATGTTACATTTATGCCAAAATCACAAATTAAAATACTTGAAAATTTAAATGATTTTGCAAATGAAGAAAATTATATTCCAGGAGTTTTAATTGATGAAACAACTGAAGAGGTTATAGAAAACATTCTTGTTCAAGCAATTGATTATACAAATGCCATTGGTGATGCAGATTCTGTAAGAGTTATTAGAAAAACTGAAACTGGAGAACAGGAAATACAAACTGTTCCAAAAGCAATGGTTAGAACTTTAGCAGTATAAAAAATAAACAATAAAAATAATGTTAACGCGATAAAACCTTATCGCGTTTTTGTTATATAAAATTAAAAGTTTGTTAAATTTATAAAAATATAAAAATTGAAACTAAAAAAAAATCAAAAATTAAAATATGATTCATGTTAAAAATAATGACTTAAGAAATGAAATCATTAAATGTAAAGAATCTAATGTATTATCAAAAGAAGCATTGGATATGTTTATGTTAATGGCTAAAAAATTTTCTACAAAATTAAATTATGTTTATCCAGAAGATCGCGAAGATTGTATTGCTTTTGCAATAATGGATTGTTATCAATATTGGAGAGGTTATAATCCTGAAAAATCTCAAAATGCATTTGCATATTATACTCAAATTATAAAAAATGGATTTGCAAAGGGCTGGCGAAAATTATATGGTAATTTTCCTAAAAGTAAAAAAATATCTACATCAAACAATAAGCTTTATAATATTTAAAATTATACATTAATTATTATAAAACTTTTTACTAATTAAGATATATAAAATAAAAACATATGTCTAAAGATGAATTTATTTTATATATTTCAACAAATAATCTAGGTTTTTATAAGACAAGAAAAATTCATATCAAGAAACGATTTCCCGAAATCCTTCAAGAAATTAAAGAATTTTTATTAATACACAATTTAACTCCTATTAATTTTAATGATGCTGTACATTACTATATAAATAATTGTATTGTGCAAAATAAATGTTCTTGTGGAAAAATTATACACCATGATTCTATGTATTGTTCTAATAAATGTAAAAATGACAATATCGATATAATTTTAACTAAATCTAGATCAACATTATTAAAAAAATACGGTGAAAATAGTCCACTTAAAATATCTCAATTTAAGAAAAAATTTGAAGATACATGTTTAAATAAATTTGGAGAAATTCACCCATCAAAAAATAAACAAGTTGCACAAAAAATAAAAAATACAAATATAAAAACATATAAAGATTCTAATCTACGGAAAAATGTAAGTATTAGAATTAAAAAGGCTTATGAAAAGGATATAGTAGGCATAATAAAAAAAAGAAAACAAACAAATTTCAATAAAACGGGGGAATATGTAACATTAACATCAAGTGCTATAAATAATGCTAAAAAAACTCTTATAAAAAAATATAACACACCAAATCCATTTGCTATACATAAAAATACATATGAATTAGCAAAATTAGGAAGTTTAAAATTTTATAATAATAATGAAAATAAAGAAAAGGCTATTAAAAAAAGAATAGAGACTATAATTAAAAAATATGGTTCTTTAAAAATAGTGTTTTGTTTAAATGATAATTTTTATCTTTAAATAAATCGCTATGCCAATATATTCCATTAAATTCTATTGCAATATGTTTTTCTGGAATATAAATATCGATTTCACTACCCTTAAGTATTTTTTTATTATTTTTTTCACATGAAATATATGTATTTAACCAGTTAAAAAGTTCTATTTCGGCATTTGATCTCCATTGCACCGGTGGTGAACATATAACACAAGTTATATCATTATGATTCGTTCTATCTCTTAATAATCGTAATGATATATTATACTCTTGATTACATTTATGACATCTACATTTAACATATCCTAAATTATTATATTCAATCTTTATAATGTTATCAATGACACCAGATTCTTTTAAATTTTTTAATATTCTTTCCTTTTTATTATTAAAAACTATTTCATTCATTTTATCTAAAAAATCTAGATATTCATCTTATTCATATATGGGAAGATTTATGGAATAATAAAAAAGATATTATAAAAGGAAGAATTTTATCAAAACTTAGAATTAATCAAATATCTATAGGTGCGCGAAAGTGTAAGATACAAGAAATTTCATCGTTTACAGCAAATGAATTTTATGAACTCAATCATTTACAGGGTAAAACAAAAGGCTTTAGGTATATTGCTTTATATTTTAATAATGAAATTATTTCATGTATAAGTATTGGAAAAAGAAAATTAGGAAAAAATAAAAATATTAATACATTTGAAATTTTAAGATTTTGTAATAAAATAGGAATTAACTGTATTGGTGCGTTTTCAAAATTATTTAATTATATTATTAAAAATTATCCAGCTAAATATATTTCATATGCGGATTTATGTTGGGGTGAAGGAAATGTATATGAATATTCAAATTTTAAGTTGAAAGAATATTCTAAACCTAATTATTGGTATTTTTTAGAAAATAAAAGATATCATAGATATACATTTAATAAACAAAAACTTATAAAAATGGGATATGATAAAAATAAAACTGAATTTCAAATCATGAATGAAATTAAAGCATTTAGAGTATATGACTGTGGAAATGCTATATGGGAATATATAATAAATAAAAATGGCTTTTAACGAATCATACAAACGATGGAAATATACCAAAAAGTAAAAAAGTAAGTATCTCCAGTTGTCCGAATCAGCTAAAAATAAAAAAAAATGAGTTATAATCAAGCGTATAAATTATGGCATGTGCCAAACAAAAATGTTTTTAATGAAAATGGAAACCTTAAGAAAGGCCAAACACTTCAAGGATATTATAGAATACAAAACCCACAAAAATATGTAGGTGATCCAAATCTTGTAATATTTCGTTCATCTTGGGAGAGCAGTTTTTGTAAATGGTGTGACTTTTCGCCTTCAATACTTCGTTGGAGTAGTGAACCTGTAAAAGTTCCATATTATGATCGTATATCTAAACTTAAAGAATGTAAAAAAAATGGGTTAGATCCAAATAATCCAAAAAATTGGGTAGTGAAGAACTACAATGTTGATTATTGGATCGAAGTAAATAAAGGTGATGGAATTACACAAAAAATGTTTATAGAAATTAAACCATCTAATAAATTAAAAAAACCTATACCTCCAGATGCAAATGCTCCATTAAGAGAACAAAGAAGATTTAACAGTGAAGCAAAAGATTATTTATTAAATGAAGCAAAATGGGCTGCTATGACAGCATGGGCTGAAAAAAATCACACTAAATTTTACGTATTCACGGAAATCACACTTAAACATTTGATCGGGAGGTTCTGGCAAGGAAATAATAATTAATATGAATTAAAATGGAATCTCCTAAGATAACATATGAACAAATGAAACACATAGATGACATTAAAAATGTTGCTTATGAACGTTTGTTTGAAAATTACTTAAAATTAGAACTTAAAGGTCCAAAAAAATTAATTGATATTGAATCAACAGATCAGGAATCAGTATTAAACAAATTTAATTTTGGAACACCTTGGCCTGGAATGGTTTATACATTTATTCATGTAAATGAAAAAACTTTAAGTGAATTACAAAATATGAAAACTGGAAAACCTGTGCAATTTCATGATTTTACGCCTATTGTTTTTTGTACAAATTTTAATCCACTTTCAGGTATTCTTAAAGGATTAAATTTAAATATATTACCTACTGAAGAAAGAGTTAAATTTTTTCAAGCATTTTGGGAAAATTATAAAGAATTTTTTGCAAGAATAGAAGAAAAAACTGAATATAATAAAGAAGCACTAAATAAAAAATATTTAATTGCAGCATTGATTGGAAGAAACCCTGCGTTATTTAAGAAATTTAATAATGAACAAAATGCTTTGTTTGAATTTGCATATCGTTCATATGATTTAAAAAATATAGCGAAGTTTAGGATGATAGAGTACTCTGAATGGGTGTATATTCCTTTTTTCGATGCAAAACAATCATTCAAAAAAGCTAATTTGGAGTTAATATATCGAACATATTGGGATAATAAAAATCATAAATAAATGAATATATAAATAATGTTTAATAAAATTATAAATATATAAATTAAATAATTAAAACTTGTGGCTGGATTTTCACTACGCAACTTAGATCGAGGTCCTCAGACCTTTATGGATAATATTCAGAGAAATATCCGTTACTTATCAATTTTTGGTATGCGGTGGGATCAGAATATTATTAAGCAATCAAAGGCAATTGGTATTACTGAAATTCAAGAAGATTCGATGTATAGTCTCTATGGACAACATCAATTGGCTTCTGGAATGGATATTAATCAAAAAGAATTTATTGCATTTTTTGATAAAGAATATGCTACACGAAGAGACTTTTTAAGAAGATTTGCGATGAATGGTGAAATTGAACATGTGCTTGAAGTAATAGCAGATGAAACAATTATATTAGATGATGCTAATTTCTTTGCATATCCAAACACTCGTAAGTTAAAATCTGTTCTTAAAGCTGAAAAGGCAAAAGAAATAGTAGATGATCTTAATGAATCGTATAAAAAGGTTTATTATGCGTTCGGTTTTAACTCTGGACATGATGGTTGGCATTACGCTAAAAAATTCTTAATTGATGGATTTCTTGCATTCGAAATTATTTATGATGGTGAAGGTTCTGAAGATGCTAAAAATATCTTAGGATTTAAAGAACTTGATCCTGTTACTCTTGAACCTGAAATTCGAAAAGATGAAAGTGAAAATGAATATAGAGTATGGATACAATTTAGGGGTGATACTGAGCGTCAGCGAGAATTAGTTGATGGTAATGTTATTTATATCTCATGGGCTAGAGGAAATTTCATATCTCGTTTATCATATGTTGAAAGACTTGTTCGTGCATTTAATATGCTTCGCACAATGGAAAACTCACGTATCATCTGGAATGTTATTAATGCTCAACAACGAATGAAAATTATAGTTCCAATTGGAACTCAATCAGAAGTTAAAGCAAGAACTCGATTGTCTGAATTACGTGGTATGTACAAAGAAGACATCACAATTGATTATCATAGTGGTGAAGTAACAATAAATGGAACTCCGAATTTTTCATTTGCAAAACAATATATCATTCCTTCAAAAACTGATGGTGGCCAAGTTGAAATTGATTCAATGGCACCAGCTGGTTATGATTTATCAGGTACTATGGCACTTGATTATTTTTGGAAAAGATTTATTATTGAAACCAAAATCCCTAAAGATAGATTTTCATCTGCTGGTGAAAATGGTGGAGGAGATTCGAATTGGACAACTGGTGGTGATAGTATTGCAAGAGAAGAAATACGATTTGGTTATTTTATAAATAGAATTCGTTCTATTCTTCAAGAAATATTAATGAAACCTACATGGATTCAATTTTGTCTTAAACAACCAGTTTTTGCAAAAGATAAAGCATTAAAAGGTGCTATTGGACTTGAATTTATTGAAGAAAACTTGTTTACTGAATCAAAGAAAAGACAAATTGATGGTAAAGGTGCTGAAATGGTTGAAAAACTTATGGGCATACATCAACCAGAAATAGATGCAGAAGGTGCAGTAACAGCAGATGGAATGTATTTTGACCCCAAGTTTTTAGTTGAAAAATACATGAACTTCACTGAAGAAGATATGAAACTTAACGAAAAATATAAGAAAGAAAGAAGAGAACAATTAACAAGAGTGGCAGACGCCATTAAACGTGTAAAAGCAGCATCAGGCGAAGAAGAAACTATAGGAGGTGAAACTGGTGGTATGAATACGGGTACTGAAGATCTTGGCGGCGGTGCTACTGAAGAACCTGGAGCAGAAGCGGGCGGAGCAACTGAATTAGGATTATAAAAATTAATTAATTTTAATGAATAAATAAATAAAATAAAATAAATTAAATATTATGGAAAATGGAATTTTAACAACATTACAAGAAGAGCAATTAGCTATTATAGTTGATGATGCTCTTAAATTTAAAGGAATTCTTGAATGGATTGATGGATTTATTGCAAAAGTAGTTATAACTCTTTTAGATGATAAAATCCTTAATAAATTAAAAGATGATCTTAAAGTTAAATTAGCTGAACTTGTAGATGCTGCTATGGCTGAAGACATTGAATTATCAGAAACACTTGCAGCTGATATTATTAATGGATTAGTAGATATTCCTGGTTTAGATGAAACTAGTGAAGGTCTTATCTTTAAAGGTGCTATTGAATTAGCAGTTGGTGCTATTTTAAATTGGATTGCAAAAGCAAAAGAAGAACCAGTTGTTTTAACATTAGCTAAATAAATTTAACAAAAATTTAACAAATATATAGTACATTTTTATAAAAATTGTATTATATTAGTTCTTTAAGATATTGAGAGTGCTGAAATGCTAGTTATAGAGTAGATATTTTGAGGTGCTTTTTTAATGATAACACTCCTATAATTAAAATAGGAAAAAGATATTAAAACGTTCTTTGTAAAAAGATTATCTATGAGATATAGTTGTATGGACGAGATTTCGATATCTCCACCTCCACATGTATAAATAAAACGGGGGTGCATGGATTTGACAGCGACGAATAAGTAATAGAGATTAGTTTTAATAACGCAATAAACGGCGAAAATGTTTATAATGAGTATCGTATTGCAGCTTAAGAAGTTCGCATACGACAAACAACAAAAAAGTTAGCCAATTGGCTAACTTTTTTTATGAACATATATAAAAATTTTATGAAACAAATTTATTTAAGAAGTGTTCCTGCTAGCGATTTTTTTATAAATATATTTTATAAAATTAGATTCTGGTTTTATAGAAATTTTTGGAAAGATAAATTATCTCATTTTTCTAATGAATTAAAAGATAAATGGGAATTAACATTTAAAGATGATTTTCTTGAAAAATCTTGGGGAAATAGTGATGATAATAAAAAATGGATAGTTGGCGAATGTTGGGGTTGGTTTTACCCAGATACTATTTCTTATTTTGGTCCTCCAGAAACAACAAATGAACCGTATAGTAATGCTAAATTTACTGTTAAATATAATCCAAAAACTTTTCCTGATGATTTTAAAACTGGAAAACCTATAACAATTCCATTTGAGGTTAGCCTTTTATCTTCGTGCCTTTCTTTTAAACAACAATACGGAAGATTTGAATGTTGTTGTACAATTCCACATGATAAAGGAGTATTTCCAGCTTTTTGGATGTGGGGATCAACTTGGCCACCAGAAATAGATGTATTTGAATTTGATGGTGGTATAGATGGAGAAACTGCTGGTAGACAAAAACCTGATCTTCATTATGGAGTAGTTGAAGATGGAACTAAAAGAAGTATACCGAGATGGCCAATTAGAGTTGAAAGAAAAAATGAAAAGATAAGACACTGTGATAAATTTCATGAATTTGCAGTAGAATGGACTCCAGATAAAATTAAATTTATAACTAATGGCATAACTGTATATAGATTTACTGGGAAAAAAGAATTAGAATGGTTTAATAAAGATACAACTAAAATGTGGATAGTAATTAATCATGGTATAAATATGAATAACATTCTACATGTTAAATCTGACGAAAAAAATTATTATTCAGAATTTTTAGTAGATTATATAAGAGCATATAAAAAAATATAAGAGTGCATAAAATAAAAGAATATATAATAAAAAGAATACTATGAAAAAACTTGTAAAAGAATCTTTAAATGAAGCATATAAAGAAGGTGATCCATTTCTCGATGAATTATGTAATGCTATAGAAAATAAATTAGGTGAAAGTTATGCTCAAAATCATGATCTACAAATTGATTTTGATGGTCCGGATGATGATACCATTGATAGTTTAGTTGTTAAAGAAGAATATAACGTAGATTTTGAAGATAGTGAAGAAAGACATCCATGGGTTGAAATAGAAACTGTAGTTGATTTTAATACAAAAACTATTAACACTAGTGGTAATTTATCAAGTAAACAAGGCGACATAGATGAAGATGCAAGTAGAAACAGTACCTTTAATGAAAATACTAATGCTGAAGATTTAGCAGAAATAATATACAGTAATCATGATGAAGTAGCCCATGATATAGAATATGCAGGTGAACAACAAGCAAATAGAGATGATGACGATGACGAAAAAGGAGGAGAGGGATATGAAGGATATTGGAGAGGTGTAAGTGATTAAAAAAACAAGAATATATAATAAAAGATATATAAAATAAAATACGAATATGAAAGCAGGTCAATTTAACATCCATGATTATTTAGAAAAACTTAATGAAGAAGCTACTCCTATGATGTCTGGCGGCGAAGGTGTATCTGATGAGGGAGGTATTCTTATTCCCAATGAAAATAAAAAGACTTATGATTGGCTAAAAAAAGAATATCAGGCTGGACAAACAGAAGTTAAAGTTGAGATTAATATGGGTGGTGCTAATTTTGAACCTGGATATGATCTTCAAACAGATCTTAAATCTGTTAAAGATTTTAAACCTGGTATGTTTGGTGAAGTAAAAACTGCCGATACTCCTGGTGGAAAAGAATCTGGTGATAAAAAATCTCCACTTGATGCTAAAAAAGCAAATCCTGTATTTACAAAAGGTGAAAGTGATGCAACAAAAAAAGAACTTCCTAAAACTAATGCATCAAAAGGTGATATAAAAGATAAAGAAGAACATGAAGCCGGTGAGTCAAAAGAAAAAGAAGAAAAAGAAGAACATGAAGCCGGTGAGTCAAAAGAAAAAGAAAAGGGTGAAGAAAAAAAAGAAAAACCCGAAGTTAAAAAAATCGACCTTAAAACCAAAAAACACTAAACACCTTTATGATTGCATAATATGATGAATGACAATATATTAGAAAAAAGATTAAATAATTTTAAGAATAAATTAAATGATAAAATTTCTTTGCCCAGTAATCCTATGTTTACTGCATTTACATTATTATTTACCGGAATTATATTTTTATTTAAAGCATTAATATTTGGTTATAGTATCAAACTTATATTTGTTACTGATTGGAATTGGTGGCAATTTATTTGTGTGGGTATAGCAATAAACTTTTTATTAACTTATATATACGATTTATTTCGCAACAAATAATAACTTTTTAGAGGGTTTTGATGTTTTTGAATAAAAAAATCATGAATATTAAATTAACAGAAAGCCCAAAACAAATTTCATTTGACGAAATAAAAAAATTATTAAAAGAAGAAAAACTTATTTTCACAAATAGATATCAAGAAAAATTTAAATTATGGGAACAAATGGTAAATTAATCGTATGTGAAGGATGCGATGCGAGTGGCAAAAGTACACAAATAGAACTAATCAAAAAATACTTTGAGACTAATCAACTTATTTACAAATATATTCATTTTCCAATATATGATGGCAACGAATCGGGTTCTGTTATTTCAGCTTATTTGCGGGGTGAGTATGGAGATATTAATAATGTAGATCCGATATTTGTTGCAAATATATATGCAATGAATAGGTATCAATTTTTGCCAACTCTTCAAAAACATCTTTTAGATAATGATGTAGTTTTATTAGATCGTTACGTATTTTCAAATATGGCGTATCAGGGGGCTAAATATGATACAGAAGCTCAAACACAAATAATGAGAGATTGGATTAATGAATATGAATTTGGTTTTTTAGAACTTCCATATCCTAATTTGAATATTTTCTTTGATGTTCCAATTGATTTAATTGAATCTCGATTAAAAAATAAACGAAAAGGAGATGATCGTAAGTATCTTAAAGGAAAAATAGATATTCACGAAAAAGATATTGAGTTTCAAAAAAAAGTTCGAGAAAATTATTTAGCACTACAAAAATATCAAGATTATAAAATTGTGCAATGTGGGGAGATTAATACTAATGAACAGGGTAAAGAATATTTAACATGTTATTCTCCAGATGAAATTTTTTTCAAATATAAAAAGTATATTGATTGTGTTTTATTTAATAAACCTATAATATCATAGAAAAATATAACATATATTTAACAAATTTAACAAACATTAATAAAGAAAATGTATTATATTATATTATAATTTTTATAAAACTTTTTTAATGCTTTTGTATATAAAATTAAGATAAATAAATTTAAACTAAATAAATATTAATATGACAACAGAGAAAAAAAACACAACGCCGCCAGCAGTTGATAAAGTAGAAACACCGACAGTACCAGAAAATCTACCAGTGGATGCAGCTCAAAAAGTTGAAATTAATGCATATGTTCCAACATATAAAATTAAACCAGATTTCAAAAAGGCTCTTTTACAAGCTATCGGAGATCGCCCGTTTAATGAAATTGCTGGCCTTGTAAATGCAATAGATGTAGAAACTATGGATCATCAAACTCTTACACAAATTATGAACGCTATTGGTCAATTTCCTTATACAAGGGTTGAGATTTTAATGAAAAATGTTGGAAACTTTGTGACTCAAATAATAGAAGAGTAAAGAACAATCATCATAAAACTAAATTTAAAATACTATATGAGTAGAAAAAAAGAAAGTATACAAATTATTGCGCTTAATTTTATAGAAAACAAAACAAACGAAAATTTTACAAAATTAATAAATCGTTTAAAACCCGGAATTATATCATTTGCATATAATTTTGTTAAAGATAGAGATTTAGCAAATGAGGTTTCATCACAAGTTTTTATAGCTATTTGGGAAAAAATTAATCAATATAATTCTAAATTTAATTTTTCAACTTGGACATATGCAATTGCTAAAAATGAAGCTCTTGGAATTTTAAGAAATAGAAATAAAAATTTATCTTATGATAAATATATGCAAAATAACTCTAAATTACTTCAAACATATAATCCAGTATTTAATATGAATACAGAAATTATGATACCTCATGGAGAGACTTTAACTCAAATATTATATGACGTATCTGTTTCAGCAATTGAAGAATTAGATGAACCATATAAAACAGTAATGATTGAAAGAGAAATTAATCAAAAACATTTAAATAATATTGCAAATGATTTGGGGTGGAATCTTTCAACTGTTAAAACAAGACTTCGTAAAGCAAGAAAAGATGTAGCACAAGTTTTGTATAAAAAATACCCAGATTTAGTAGATTCATATTTTGGAAATGAAAACGAATTATAAAATAAAAAATGGAAATTGAATAAAATAAAAAACTAAAATGTTAAATTGGTTAAAACCTAAAAATTGGGGTATAGTTCAAGTTTATAGAGATTTTGAAAATTTTGCAGATTGGAAACGCGTGATCAATAAAGAACAAAAAAATCCAAAATCAAATTATAATCGTTGGAAATTAAAACATACAAGCTTTTATGATGTGTATACTATTATTACTTTAGATGAAGCTGATGCTTTATTACCAGAAGCTGTTCAAAGAACAAAAGTAATAGAAAGTCTTAATCCACTTCATCGCTATTTAGATGAAGATTTAGGTTTTGCTGAATGTCTTAATTGTGAATTTAATCAATTTGAAGATGATAAGGGCAATTCCACATTATCATATATGATTGTTTATCGCTTTAATTTTAACAAATTCTCTATTAAATGGTTAGTTAAGTCTTTAATTATTTTAGGAATTGTAATTTATATCGTTGCAAAGTTTGATTTACTAACTAAATTTTTTACGTGGGTATCCAGTCTATAAAAATAAAATAAACTTGGAATTTAATAAAGAAAATATAAAGTGGATTAAAGATGAAAGAGGTTTACCAGCTTGTTTTTATAAAATAAAAGTACCTTCAGTATCTACTATATTATCTGAAATGATTCCTGACACTGAGTATGATAAATGGGTAGCAGCTGTAGGAAAAGATGTGGTTGAAAAAATAATGAATGCAGCCTCACACAGAGGTTCTGCAATGCACGTGTTTATTGAACAATTTATTAATATTTATTCAAAAACAAAAGATGTTTCAGAAGCATTAAGAGTTACTCAAGAAGAAAGCCCAAAATTATTACAAACAGATAACATACCAAATGATAAAATAGAAGAAGGACGAAATTTATTTTATAAATTTTATTATTCAGAATATTCTACTCAATTTTCTGACATAATAGCTTTAGAAATGGGAACATATTCACCTTCGTTATTTTATCGTGGTAAGTTAGATATTTTATATAAAGATAAACTTTTTGGTCTTTCATTGACAGATTTAAAATCTTCGAATGGTAGAATCAAAAAGGGGAGTGTAAAAGAATTAAAATATAAATTACAATTAGGTGCATATTCAAAATGTATTTCTGAAATGTATGAAGAAAAGGGTATTACAATTAATAGAGCATCTATTCTTTGTGTTGATAAACAAAGTGATATATTACAAGAAATTTGTTTAAATGGAAAAGAATTAATAGAATATGAAAATAAATTTATAGAATTAGTAAAAGAATATCATGTAAAAAAAGAAAACGATTTTCTTTTAAGATAACGTTCTTTCATGAAAACTTTTTAATATTTAATTATATAAATTTTAAAATAAATTAATAAAATGAGTGAAAAAGAAAAAACAAAACTTACAATCGTCAGAGATGATGTAGAAGAAATAAAAGAAGTAAATAAACCAACTCCTGAAGAGGTACTTCAATTTAGAAATGAATTCGAAAAAGCAATGGAAGAATTCAAAAATACTAAATGGGAAATTAGTGAAAAAGGAAATTTTGCAGCTAATGATATGGGTTTATTTATAATTGATTTTATGAATAATTTTGCATTTTGGACTAAAACAGGATGGATTGGTATACTTAAAATGAATGAAGAACTTAGAAAAGCATTAGCATTAGTCGATGAAAATAGTGGGTTACAGTTTGATTATCAAGCTCTTGAATTTTGCGCATTTATGCTTGCAAACCCGGGTGGAATAGGATATAATAAAGCTCTTGAATTTGAAAAAATAGCAGAAAAATATTCAAAAATAGGTATTTTGCTTGGTACAAAAGTTGAAGAAGCTAGAACACAACTTAAAGGTGTACAATATCTTCAAGAAAAATGGGCTGCTGCAGAACAAGGTTTCTATCTTTCAGAGTTAGAACCAAAAGATGCATCAACCGGAGAAACCCCTAAAGAATCTAAAGAAAAAATAATTCAAATGAAAATAAATCCCAAAGAAAAAACAACTGAAATTATCAATACAGAAGAAAATCATGATAGATAAAATTAAAAAATAAATACATCTTTAAAGACTTAAGTGAAAACTTAAGTCTTTAATGTTTATATAAAATAAAGTATAAATATGATAACCAAAATATATAAAACAAAAATTAAAATTATGACGCCTGAATACTTTTTTACAAAAAACATGAAATATTTTGCGTTAGCACTTTTACTGTTATTTTTTTTAAAGACAATACAAAGTTGTAATCGTGGAATGCAATTAAAAATAGGCGCAAAAGAATATGTACATACAATAGATTCATTGGAAACAAGATATAACATATATTATAAAGAATCTGAAGATAGTATTAAGAAACTAAATTTTGAATTAAAACTATCAGAACAAAGCGTGCAATCTGCAAATGATAGAGCTAGTGCAGTTCAAAGTGCAGTTGAAAAAATCAAATCAAATACAACAGTAGTAGTTAAAGGTGTTGAAGAAGTTAAAAATAAATAATTATGAGAACTATAGTTATAACATCCTGCCCCTTATCAACAAATAAAAATGAAGTATTTGCAATGGCCAAAAATGATAAACAATTAGTTGACGTAATTGGGATATTTGGAAAAGGAATAAAAAAATCAGAAGATATAGAAACATTTTTTCAGAAAGATAATATAATAGTAACAAATAAATGTTATTTTTGTGCATTTTTTGAAGATGATTTAGAATTAAAACCTTCTTTTTCAAAAAATGATTTAAAATTAAAAGATGCTTTTGCTGAAGATAGTTTAAAATTAAAATAAAATATATGAAATTAAACAATTTTAAAGTAACATCAAAAGGATTAACATTAGGATTAATAATTACTTTCTTTACCTTATATGTTTGTGTAGGTTTTGTAAGTACTTTACATAGTATTACGTTTTTCCATTTAGCTAACTCGATAGGTCTTGCAGTATTACTTGGATTAACATATGAAGTTGGACAAGCTAGTGTATTGTTCGCGCTCCTCATGACCAAAAATAAAGATAAGTTTCTGCCGTGGTTATTAATGATATTGCTTACTACCTTGCAAGTAACTGCAAATGTATTTGCATCATTTCGATATATGGTTTTATCTGGAAATAATGATTGGATTTATTGGCAAAAATCTATATTATTTGGATTTGAGGCATCACCAGAAATATATCAGGTTATTATTTCATGGATTGCTGGCGCATTACTTCCAATTGTTGCTTTGGGTATGACTGCATTAGTAGCTCAGAATATCAAATTGGCTACAGAAGAAGATGAAAATAAGACTGTAGATGAATATTCAGACGAAGAATTTGAAGAAGGTTGGAGTAATTTGAAAAAAGAAGAGCCTAAAACTTATACTGAAAAAGAAGTACACGATTTTATAGATGATGCTTTAAATGATTCAGGAGTTATAACAAATCCTACACCAGAATTTTTGAAAACTATTCAAAGTATTGATGATGCTTTAACTAAACATAAAAAAGAAAAAGTTCCAATTGATGTTTCTCAATTAGAAATTGATAATGAAAATTTACAATATCTCGAAAAGCCTGAAACTAAAATGGAAACAGTCATTAAACCTTTAGAATATGAGATACCTATAGAATTATCTGAAAAAGTTACTACAAAAAATCTTAAAGATTTGATTAAAAAAACAGATGATAACATATCTTTTTCTAAACCATTAGATGAATATGTTGATGATGTTTTTAAACTTTCTACAGAAGATCTTGAATCTTTTAATAAAGGTATTTCTGATAAAGAGATGCAAGAGATAAAGGTTCCAAAAAAAAGATTTCGAAACCCTTTAAAGAAAAAAAGTAAAATTCATCGAATCAAAAACATTAACGAAATTAATCCTCTGTCAAAAGGAGATGAGGCTATAGCATTAATCGAGAATTTAGAAAAAATAAAAGATAAGGAATCCATTAACCAACCTGTTTCTGAAGTCGAGCAGACACATGAATCAATTCTCGTACCTGAGATATTAATACCATATATAGATGGAGGAGTTGAAGTGATTGATGCAAAAGCAGTGCCTAAAGAAAAGAAGAATCTCGGAGTTGATAAATTTGGCATTCCCATTCAAAAGGGTGAACATACATCATTCGATCGGATTTAAAAATTTGTATAATCTTTATCAATAATTATATTATAATTAAAGCCACTAGCAATAGTGGCTTTTTCTTTTGCATTAATTTCTTCTTTATCTCTTATAGCTAAATATCCGTTTTTTATTTCATCATAATAAATTTTTGAATTAAGTTTATGAGTTTTCTTAATATGTACACTTAATTCACAAGCTCTACCAAAAACTCTTTCACACTCTTCATATATAAAAAGTCCTTGTTTATTTTTTCTAAATTCTTTTATTGATTATCCCTTATTTTGTTTAAGATATATAAATTAAAGCAGGACAGCCATTAGTCCCTTTTGGTTGTTTTATGCACAAACATAAAACTAACTGCTTTCTATATTTTATATATTCATTTAAAAGTTGAAATATATTTAATTAAATCTTGAATAAATAAATAAAATAATTATACAATTATGTCTACAGACCTTTTTAATAATATTTCTAATAATTACATTAATCCTGCTTTAGCTTCATGCGCTGGTAATTCTGATACATATACTTTTGAATTTTTACCAAATCAACAAGTTGGAGTTGTTTCAGGAAGTAGCATAATAACTGCAATGGGTCTTGGAGATATCTCACGAGCCGTTGAAGGTTGGGATCAACAAACAAAATTATTACAGCCAGGAGAAGTGATATTTATTCAAGGCTTAACAAAAGGAATTTCTAATAAAATTCAATATTTTCCGTTTGATGCATCTGTGGTATATACTGGAACAAATCACTCTTTATATATGGATGTTGATATTTCAATCAATTATTATAAAAATTTTAAATATTATGATATTAATATGCATGTTGAATCTGATGCAACAGAGGATGTAGCTATTGATACAGCATTTAATATTGCATTTGATGGATTAAGTATTGGAGTTAGTGCTTCTTATGATTCGAGTGGTTTAACTTTTACTGGTGCAACGGCTGGATATTCATTTGATATAACGGCAGTAGATGTTAGTCTTGGAGATCCAAGCGCATCTACCGGTTATGCTTCATTAGTAGAAGACATATCATTAGGAACTCCAGCATTCAAATATCCTAATGGAGCAATGCTTGGATATGTATTAAAAGTTACATATCCTTCAACGGCAATTGACTCGGATTCATATATAGAAATAAATCATGTTCCTGATTATTTAGTTTATTTCGAACCAAGTACTGGAGATCCAAATAGTTATATAAGATATTATAAAGCAGTTGATGTTGGTTTAAGCGGAACAAGTTGTATAGGTGATACATTAAGTGCAGCTGATTATTTAGATTATGTCGAAACAAATAATAAATGGGAAAAAGTAGGAGTTCTAAGAATGTGGTTAACAGCAGTAGATCCTACTAGTTCATCAACTGAAAATTTGATAACAGGATTTTATGTACATAATCCTCAAAGTTTGGCAGTAAAATTAGATTATATAACTATATTATAATATAAAAAATAAAAGACAATTAAACATGAAAGCAAAATTAGTTAGAGAAAGTTTAAATGAATCTGTATCCAGTTCTGTGGAATCTGTATCCAGTTCTGTGGTTAATCCTATTATTATGCATTTAGCTGGAATTTCTGATAAAGATATTCAAAAAGTAATGCATATTGTTGATACTATTGCACAAAGAGTAGGAGATAGTGGATCTTGTGTGTTGGGCAGTGGTCTTAAACTAAATGGGCGTGTTTTCATTGAACCATATTCTCAGGGTAGTTTGGGTCCTGAAGAAATTTATCATGAAGTGAAAAAATATTTAAATTATAAATATCCTCACATTAAATTTGATATTGAATATGGGAATATGGACTAAAATATGTAAAATAAAATATGAAAAATAAAAGACAATTTTTAAGAGAGGGGTATGGAAGCGGTTTTTCTTTTACTGGCGGTCGTATAGGTGGTATGGGTGGCACATCCAGAAGTGGCTTTGGTGGCGCTGGAAATTTAGGTGGTCCTAATATGATGTACACTTATGAGATCAAACCTCTTAATCATTCATTGGAACAAAAACCTAATATGACTGCAAATAGTCAAATTGTGCAGATACAAATAGGTTCTAAAATATCCGGAGAACCTATAAGATCAAATGCTACCCCTAATAAAAAAATAATTAAAGGAATTATTCAAAAAATTGTAAAAACAAATGATAATTCAATAAAATATTATATTATACGAGATGAAACAACACAAGAACAAGTTAAAATAGATCCCTTAACTGTTAAATTAATTATTCATGAACCTATTGAATATTATAATGATAATACTGATAATATTCCAAGTAGAAGAAAACAAAAAATTAAAGCTGTTATAACAGAAAGTAAATTAGTTCCAGAATCATTAAAAGAATCTTTAAACGAACAAATAATCAATAATAGATTAAATATATTTTTTAATAAAGATGATTCATATGATGCAATACGAAACTTTATATTATATAATTTTTATTGGAATCCTGGAACATATAAAATTTATAATTTTAAAAAAATTGGAACTATTAGTAATAAATATTCTATTGCTGGAAAATTAATAAATAAACCACACATACAAATGATTTTACAAGTACAAAGAAATATAAATGATTTTAAGTCTCTTAAAGAATCTTCATTAGATTTAAATTAAAGAGAACTTAAGTTCTTAGTTTCCCATGGAACTATAAATTTGTGAATTTTTTTATCAAGTTTTTTTACGTACACTTCATTTGAAGGGACGTTGAACAACATTATTGCTTTATCTCCTTCTTTCCAATTATTAAATTGATCAACACATTTCTCAATTAACTCTTGATTAAAGTGATCTTTAGCACTCCAATTTTCTAATTTCTTTCTTATATCTTTTCTAATCCACGCTCCATGCGCCATTCTAATTACTTCATCTGGAAACAGATAGGTACCTATATTCATTGGGTTAAAGATCCTTCTTGTTGGATCTGTGGGTCCTGGAGCTGGTCCATTAAAGGTATATGTAAAATAAGTTGAACATATTCCAGGAACAAATGGCCTGAATGGATAAACTAAATAATGTTCAAAATCACGATAGTAATTAATATAACTCCAATATGTAATTGGCCAGCCATTTTTATTAATTTGATTTTTAGCTTCTTTTAATTGATCTACATCATAAAATTCATCTGCATCTGCAGATATTACATGAGAAAACCCCTTTTCTTTCATTAAATTAATACCTATATTTCTTTTATTAGTTTCTTGCTCTCTGTGAGGCATATTATAATCTGGCTTAAATTCTAATAATTCATCTATTAATCCTATTGATTTAAGACGATGAAGTTCTTCCATATCTTGAGGATCTATTGGATTACCACAATATGATTTAGCTTGCCAAATCGCTGTAATATAATTTAATTCGTTTCGTATTTCGCTAAGTATTGATTCAAGTAATTCACTTGCATCAAATGAATTTATATTATAAGCTAATGAACGTATTTTTCCCATAATTTAAATTTTTTTTTATTTATTTATATCATCAAAAAGTACAGGAATTTTTAATTTAAATTCTTTTAATAAAGGAATTGTTAACTCTCTCATTTGTGGATGAGCAACTATACTAGTTCTTAATGTAAAAAAATGTCGCCATTCACGTAAATTCATTTTAACATTAATTTCTGTTTTTAAAGAATTTGGAAGAACTGTTCGAGCTTGTTGAGGTTGCCAACCTAAATTAATTAATTCATTATAATATGTTTCACTCATTATCATTGCTTTATACCACGTATTTTCAGCTGGTGTAAAATCAGATTGTTCACTTTTACTTCTCCATTCTCCATCATAAATGTGATCAGACCAACAAGGAATTATAAAAGTTAATTGATTATTAAATTTATCTTTTGAATAATTACAATATCTTGTGCTTTCTTGAGCATAAGATGCAATACGATGTCTAACTATTTCATGAGAAACTCCTCTATCACAAATAAATTTAACAATGATATCAAAGAATTCTAACATGGCTTCATGTTTTTTTGCAAGTAAATTTTTAATCATTTGCTCAGCAGATTCATTAGTTATTTTGTCTTCAGATTTATAACAAGTTCTAGCAACTTTCTCAATTATTTTAAGAATTTCTTTTCCATCAATTGCTGTTAAAATTTTAGTATAAGGTTTAATTAGTTTCATATAATCATGTATTTTTAGATATTATATTAACACAATTATAAGAGTTTTAAGAAATTGTTAAAAGATTAAAATTATTTTTCTTTGATTTCAAGTTTTCCGCCCGTGTTACCATCATAAAAGGTGAAATTGAACTCACCATTTCTCGATCCAACAAGTTTTTGAGCTATTTTAGTAGCTATCATTTCTGCAACATTATTCCAATCTGTACCACCAGTTGTGACTGCAGTAGGAGTTCCGGAAGTAGGTTTAATTTCAACACCTTTGGTTGTTACTGCATGTTGTGCAGTAACAGTTGCGAGTTTTTGAAGATTATCTGTGTTTAAACCACCCATATTAGTAACTAATAAACCTACATTAGTTGCAAGTAATCCCATTGAGTTGGCTAATTTTTCAAGTCCTTGTTGAGATTTAGCCAAAGTATCAAATTGTCCAATTATATCACTAAAACTACCTAATTTTTTTCCAATTTCTTCAGAAGTTTTATCCAAATTTTTACCAGCTAATTCACTATTTAACGCATTTATAAATGTACTTATTCCTGCAACCATGTTTTTAGCCACAGTTGAAACTGGAATACCTGGGCCTGGAAGTATTTTTCCATCTTTATCTTTTTTAGGAATAGTATTATCTGCACCGTATTCTGAATAAGTAGCTAATAAATCATTAAAAGTTGTAATTCCTGTAAGAATTCCAGGCTTATCTGCAGCAAACCATCCACCAATAGCGCTTCGTTTCTTACCCATTAAAGATTCATTAAAAGCATTCATTTTGTTTCCTACCATACCACCTAATTCAAAACCGGTGGCAACCTTAGCCATTTGTGATACAAACTCGGAAATAGTTCCAGTTAAATTTGTTACTACAGTATCTATTGCTACTGAAAAACCTGGTCTAGTTATATTACCTTTATCATCTACGACTGCTGGTACGTATATTTCTTTTTTCTCTCCATATTTAGCAAATAATTCTAATGTATTAGCAAATTGGCTTACACCCGAAAGAATACCTTTTTCTCCTCCTAATGATTTATTCATTCTAATCATTTTTCTACCTATAGGTCCACCGAGTTCAAATAATGGCGCCATAACTGCCATCGCGTTTACAAATTGTCCAAACGTATCAACAATATGTTGTGTGACTGTTCTGATAGGAACGTTTTCAGCTTCTTTAACTATTTTACCATTTTCATCTAATACTGCTGG